CCACGGGTGTTGTTACTCCAAACGAAACAAACATCTCAGTCAAAGCAATCATCACTCAGGTTTCACCCACCGAAGTTGATGGTGTTCTACAAGTTAGTGACGCGAAGATTTTGATTGATGCGGCCCAATTAGGCACAACTTATATCAGAACATCCGACAAATTTATCTACCAAGCAGAGGGTAGCAACGTAACAGCGAGTGTGATCAGGGTCAGTACAACCAGAGGAGATAAGCCTATTTTCTACACTTGTTTTGTGAGGCCACAATAATGCCAAAGCCCATCTCACAACTTATTCCTGACTTTAAAGAAGCGTTAAAAGACGGGATTAAAGATGCAGCAGGAAATATTGTCGAAGGTCTAATTGAAGAGGGTCCATATTGGGATGGCATCTTTGCTAGATCTTGGGAAGTAAAGAGGGGGCAAAAGAGTATCACAACTTATCCTGCTAATATGCGTTCTGCGATTAGATCAAGGGAAGCACAAGGTAAGCCCGACAATGTAAAACCCTTAATACCTTTCATACCAAACAACGTAAATCTAGAAGGTTATACGATTGGAAATATGACTCGATACCGAGGGTATGCGATGGATCTATTACCCACACCGGTAGGAAGACAAATGGGAAATGCACCAAATAAGACAGCCCCGAAAGACTGGTACCTTCTATATGTACTAGGAGGTGGTATGCAAAAGAAATATGACGAAGCAATGACCAACGTATTTAAGAAGTACTAATGACTCTTCAAGCAATTCGATCAATCTACGAAGCCCCAGTTATAGCGGCATTAGCTGACTTATCTCCCGCTGTTTCTTGCTACGGGGATAACCAGACTTATACCGATGATGATGCGACAACTGAGTACGCTTTAATTCGAGTTAATTTCACCGGTACAACTGAAATCACTTTAGGTCCAAGCCTAGAGAATCTACGGGGTGTTGTTATCGTTGAATGTTTCACCCCTAAAAACATCGGGCCAGCTAGAGCGCAGGAAATGATTACGTCAGTGATGACAGCACTCAATAATCTAAATACCTGCAATCCACATCCATCGACAGGTAGTTATGGAACGGTGGGTGTGATTAACGGACCTAACTTTGCAGCCTTAGAAGATCGACCTCATTACATGGCAAGTATTAGCTGTCCTTTCAAAGCAACTCATTTAAGTTAGAATCTAGTTAAGTACTAGCCCCCGAGTACAGCAACGCCCCCGCTGTTGTTTCGACTCTCTTTATAGGGAGATAGACCAATTCCAGTATCTTGTACTACACAAGTCTTGACTGGTGAAGACGGAAGCGTTTGGTTTCAACCAGCGTCTACAGAATTTTGCCTGAAAGACCACACTGATTTTCCTGCTGGAACCTCAATAACGGTTCCTTCCGATCACGACTTTCGTGTTAACGACCCTGTTAAGTTCACTGCCCAAGGCACTGGACATATAGATGCCAACCTCACAGCAGGTACAACTTATTACGTTGTTTCTAAAACAGCTACAACAATTGATGTTGCTACTGCCGCCGGTGGTAGTGCTTTAACCCTTGCTGGTGATGGTGGTACAGGTTCAGCAGACTCAGCTAATACCGGTGTTAATCACATCAAGATTGATTACGCGGATTTTGCTGCGGTTTGTCAGGTCAAGTCATTCACTATTGACTTAACTCGCGAGGAAATTGACACAACTGTTCTACCTTGCACAGTTAACACATCTGGTTCACTCGCTTCATTTAGAACAATGCAAGCCGGGTTTGCTTCGGGGTCTGGATCAATGGAAGTTCAGTTTACTGACGACCAAACCAACCTCGCTAACCGTTTACTCGGTAACAGCATGAGGAAGAATCAGGATGGAGCATCAGTTCGCTTATTTATCAACACTGTTGGTACAACTGCGACACCATCACTATCTGACAGCCTCTACATTGAAGCACCAATCTCAATTATGGGATTTAGTTTGAATGTATCCCCAGAGGATGTCATTGTCGGTTCATTAAACTTTAGCCTCTCAGGACAGCCCACACACCTCCTTGGCAACTAAGCTAAGTTTGGTTGGAATACCCAAAGCCTCCCATGTCTGCGGGAGGCTTTTTTATGTATATAATTAGGTAACTTAACTAAGTTACTATGGCACTAAGCCTGATCGAAGAGCTAAAGAAGGCAGCAAACCTCAAGCCAACAAAACGCATAGTTGTTTTAACGAACGGAAAAGAAGTCGAGTTCTACTGCGCTCCACTCACAATGGCAGAGCGTGAAAAAGCTCAGGCTCAATCAAAGAATCCAGATGACACGAATACACTCGCTCTCCAACTGCTAGTCAACAAGGCCCAGACGAAGACCGGTGAGCGTATGTTTAACGCCAGTCATATCGCTGAATTAAAGCATTTCTGTAAAGAGCAGGATGTCCAAGCTTTAATGCTTGCCGTAATCAGTGATGCGGAGGCAGAGGAAGAACCCACCGATATGAAAAGAACTAGAAAAGCAACTACGGAAGGATAATTTAATGATGCTTTCCTTCGGAGTCGCGAAGGAATTAGGCATGACCCTCCAACAGCTTTATCAAAACATCACTCTTCAAGAGCTGTTGGCTTGGTCTGCTTATTTTTCAATCATCAACCAAGAGCAGGAAGATGCTATGAAAAAGGCAAGACGACGCTAAACTGTTGAAATAACCAAGTTGAGTTAGATCGTTGGCAATTTACGCAGCCGATATTCAGATCAATGTAAAAAATAAAGGCGAACTTCGTACCCTCGAAAGTCGCTTCAAAAAGATTGAGACAGCAGCAGTCAGTTTAAATAAAACACTTAAAGGTTTAGGTCGTCGTAACGCCATAAGAGTCGATACTCGCGCTGCAATGTCAGCGATCAGCGCACTAGAAGCACGTATCCGTGGATTAAATAGAACAGTCAATCTTGATGCGCGAACGTCAGCTAGTGGCGGTGGTGGTATGTCCGGCGCGGCTATGCCTATTCTTGCTACTGCTTTTAGTAGTAGGCTTGGCGGTTCGGGTAGGAGTAGAGGAGGTAGACCCCGTCTTAGAACTAGCGGATTAGGGAGACAGGATAATGAACGTCTAGGTATTGAGAGTGCGGCCAGAAATGCAAGACTTGATGAACTTAGAAATTCACTTAACCAAAATCAAAAAGTATTTGATGACGCAAATGCAGTACTAAAGGAAACAGAGAAATCTATTGACACTCTTGAAAAGGCAAGAAAGCAAAAATTTGATGAGTATTTAGGTGCAGCGAAAGACAGAGATAAGTTAAAGGGAACGAAAGTCCTATTCCCAAAAGTTCGTCAACAAATAAAGGATCAGCAAAAGCTAGTTACAGAGTTATATAAACAAGAAGATGCTTTAGGAGATCAATTAAAGACCGCTAGAGGGCTAAAAGAAGTACAAGAAGGAACACTTAAGACAGCAGAAAAACAATTAAATCAAAGTCAGAAGAACTTAAAAATATTTAAGGATCAGAAAGAAGCAGCGAAGGTAACGAAAGCGGTATTAACAGACCCTAAACAGTTGCAATTACAGGAAGCCTTAAGTCAGGCCGTAGTTAAGCAACAAGATGTCCAGATGAAGCTTGGACAGAATAAAGAGAAATTAGTTGATCTAACTGCACAAGAAAAGAAACTAGCAGGCGATTTAAACAGACTTAAAGGGCGTGGTTTCGATAGAGAAAACCAGAGCTTTAGAAATACTGCCGACCAACTATCTGTTATTAGACGACAAATAACTAATACGACTAAGGCTATAGAGGGAGGAACAAGTAAGTCGGGTAAGACAGTAGTAACAGGCTTAAATAACGATCTGATTGAAGCGGCCAAGTTAATTGATAAGGCAGATAAAGAATTACAAGCCTTTAAAGCTACAGCCGCTAAACCCGTTAAAGGAGGACTTTTACAGCAGGTAGGTTCGGGCTTCAAGGGCTTAGGCGCGAAAGGAGCCATGGGATCTATGGGTAAAGGTATGGCGGGAGCTGCGGCTTTGATACCCGGCGTAGCTCCATTTGCCCTTGGCGCGGGAATAGGACAAGCGGGTAAAACAGGAGGCGAAGCCGTTGCCGGAGGAATAATGGGCGCGGTAGGTGCTGGCGCGATTATGGGAACTATGGCTTTTCTGGAATTTGCGAAAAGTGCAACAGTCGTTGCCTCTGAAATGGAGCGTATGAGAACGGCCTTATCTGGCGTTGTTCCTGATCAAGAAAGTTATAATACTTCGATTGAAAAAATAACAACATTATCAAACAAATATGGTATTTCTCAGAGAACATTATTAAAAGGATTTACCCAACTTCAAGCATCAGCAGATGCCGCAGGTTTTGATGTAAAAGAAACCGGTGATTTGATGGAAGGGTTGTTAACTAGAACGCTGGCAAGTGGTAAAGGATTAGAAGAATTTAAGGGCGTTATGTTAGCCGCTAGCCAAATCCTATCGAAGGGAAAATTGCAAGCTGAAGAGGCGAGAGGCCAGATAGGAGAAAGGATTCCGGGCTTTATGGCTGATCTAGCAGCGTCGATGAATATAGAAATGAAACAATTAGATAAATTAATGGAGCAAGGACAAGTTACGCTAGAAGACTTCTTTAAATTAGGCGAAGATTTACTTAAAAATAATGAAAAGATAGCGTTAGTACTTGCACAAAGTTATGCAAATGCGGGGCAAAGATTAACAACGGCGATGGAGAATTTACAGGCTGCAATGGGACCGGGTTTAAGTATCGCTGGCGCACAATTCCAGAGTTTTGCAGCAAATGTGATAAATGGTTTAACTGAGATGGCGAAGGCTGCTAATGCGAAGGAACTAGAGAGACTAGAAAAAATTCTCGAAAGAATGAACAAAGGTGGGATACAAGGAAAGCTTATGGAGTGGACTCACGGTTCCAAAGATAAATTAGAAGAGCAAAGAAGTGTTATTAGTGGAGAAAAGAGTATAGATGAACGTGCAAGACGAGAAAAAGCTAAGAAGGACGAGGAAGACCTAGCTAGATTCTTAAAGTTCAAAGAAAATATGCAGATCGAGAAGGAATTTTTAGAGAACAAACTACATTTAGGAACAAGACAAGCGGAATTAGAAAAAGAGATAGCCTTAATGGTTATCACTCACGGTCCAGATAAAGAAGAAGCCATCAGAGCTGAGTTAACAGCAAGGCAAGATTTAGAAGACCAGTTAAAGAGTGAGCTAATCACCCGAGGAAAGATCAATGACATGATCGAAGCAAATGATCAGAAATTAAAAGATCTAGTAAATCCAATGAACCAAGCGCAAGCTGCTGCCGATGCGATTGGAACAGCTTTTGCAGACTCAGTAAGAGAAGTTATTAAGGGTACGAAGAGTATTGGTGATGCTGTTGCGGACATGTTAAATCGCATAGCTGATCACTTCTTAAATACAGCAGCCGACTTAATGGCTCAACAAGCATCGAACTGGTTATTCAAGATAATCGCTAAATCCCTATTAGGTGGAATTGGTGGTGACATAGTTAATCCAGCAGCCGGAACAACGGTAGGCATGTCAACTTCTGATCTAGTAGCTCAAGATAATACTTTCTACGGCATGTCTTTCCCATCCGGTTCTTTCAGTTCTGGTGGTTATGTCGATAGACCAACTAAGGGTTTGATCGGAGAAGGCGGTGAAGGGGAGTATGTCATTAAGGAGTCTCAGATGGCTGGCGCAATGAATCGCTGGTCTCAAGGAAATAGAGGTAAGTCAGTCATCCACGGTAGCGATGGTGGTGTGGGGAGTAATCAAGCCGGTGGTTCCTCTGAAATTGTTGTTAACTACACAGGTCCATCACTTGTCTTCAACGAGCAAGAATATGTTCCTAAGTCTGCGGTTCCTGAAATTATTAACTCAGCAGCGAAGCGAGGCGCGGAAGCTGGTCAAAGTAAAGTCTTAAGTCAACTCAAAAACTCTCGTAGTCAACGCGCAAGGATTGGTTTATGAGCATCACAACTTTAGTCGTACTAATCCGTCTAACTGACGCTAAGGGAAATAGAAGATCTATGTACCAGAATGGAAGAAGAGAAAGCACAACTGACCCACTATCAAATGAATCGAGAGATATTGATCTCGTTAAATATAAGCTGAATTTTAAAAACGTAATTGGCTATCAATCCCCCGGAGCTATTGCGAGTGGTCATAATGCTGAATTGTATTATTACCTTCCTTTTTTATATCAAGGGGCATCCAAGAATAGAACAGGTGACAACTTAGAAGCAGCTTTAGTTTTTCCTAATAACGTCTTAACAATGAATAGAGCAAGACAAGCTGTTAAGGAGAAGTGGCATATTGAAGTGTGTGTTTGTATTGCTAAACCAAATTTGGCAGTCGAAAGATTACTAACCAGTGATAATTGGTTAGCAGCTTCAATGTCGTATGACTTTGAGACTGTAGAAATCTTGTTATCATCTGCAATTGACGCGGTTGGAAGTAACGCTCCTACTTCTGTATTAACCTCTGACATTGTGGGTGCGCTGCCTACCAGTGGTGATATTCAGAATTTATGAACCCTGCTCACATTATCGGTATGCCTTACCGGTTAGGAGCAACACCAGAGAAACATCAAGCAGTTGATTGTTTATCCTTAGCTAGGTCAGTTTTACTTAATTACGGTATTAAATCACCCGAACCAACAAGAGATTGGTATCGACGCTTAAAGAAAAAAGACTATTCAATCTTTAAAGAGCAGTTAGAACTATGGGGAATTAAGACAAAGACCCTTAAACTATGTACTGTTGGACTCTGTAGATCTGATACAGGTTATGGCCTTTGCATTTATTGGGAGGACGGATGGCTGAATTGCGGAGAGTCGGAGGCACGTTGGAGTCCCACCGGCGTGTTGCAGGTCGAAGAATACTATTACCCGCAGAAGCGGAACTTTGTCAGACCCTTGGATTAACCGAAGCTGAATATTTTTACTTTCTTGACTTAACCGAGTCGCAGATCGGTAAACGAGCTAAGGGATATGAGCACATACCTGATATTCAAAACGGTCCGGCTTTTGTTGCTTGGCTTGGAACGACGGGAGGACAAATATTTTTAAACATTGTTATAGGAATAGCAGTTTCGTATATAGCCAGTCTTATGGCACCGAAACCCCGTCAACCAAAAACACCCCCTTCACTAACAACAGCAGGACAAACCGGTAATCGTAGATTTGCTCCGCAGACAGGTTTTAATTCATTCCAAGATTTAGCAGAGTTAGGCGAGCTTATTCCGTTAGTTTTTACAAGACGAGAAGACGGGCATGGTGGAGTACGAATCAATACCAAGTTACTTTGGTCTCAGATGCGAAGTAATTGGTCGGGACAGCAGTTAAGAGGTTTATTTTTATTATCTAAAGGAGAATTAGAGACTCCTCCTGATTTTGCTGGTTATGCAATAGGTGACACAACTTTAGCTAATTATATTAATGCAAAAATAGCTCTCTATAACAAGCTTGCGGGAGGCAGGATTTTAGACACGGATAGATATAGTGAGGGGTCTTTAGCTGATGATCCGGGTGATTTTGCTGATGTTTTTTCCGTCTATTGGGATCGAGAAGGTAAGCCTATCCCTCATATATTTAGCGGGACAAGAACACCGGGTACGCAAACGCAATTTGGTGCGTTCTCACCAATGGCAAATGCCATGAGATTCATGGTTCCTTATGAATTGGTATTAAAAGGTAAAGACTTAGAGCAAAGTAATAAGGACGATATTGATAAGAAGAGAAGAAAGATAGAAACAGCGTTCCCTAGATATTCAGCTATCACCTACGCTTATGGTCTTCCATCTGGAGTACATAATAATAGATCTTCGATATTTAATTCAGCAGGTGGGCTGGTCGGTGTTCAACAAGGTTGGCAAGCTAAGTATGTTATTTCTGATCAAAATCCCGCAGAGCAGGAACATTTTGACGATGAATTTAACCCTTGGGGAATGGAAGATGTTAAGTCATCTGTAGACGCTGATCGGATTAATGGTGATAACAATTTAGCCTTGGGAGACTCCTATTTAATAGGTTCAGCTCTAGCGGTTTGTAAAAATATTAACTATGGAAGCGCAAGTAAAATATGGATACCAGACACCGGTACAAAAGTAGAAGCGATTTTTGATATTACGGATAGGGGTTCAATAAATGCTAATGGCCAAGCTGCTATAGAGCAGGCTCATCACCCTTATGAATTAACTGTTATTCAAAGGGCGGCTGTTGGCACAGTTTCAAATAATACGAAGTGTCAAGTAACTGAGATAGGTCTTAAATCAACAGTTTGGCGACAGATAACAGGTTTCTTAAACGTAAATAGTCATCCCGGTCATATCACATACGACCAACCCGGAACAGTCAAAGACTACGAAGACGACAACGGTAATATTCAGTTAGGTCAGATGTCTAAGTACATCAAGCGATATAGCTTTTTTAGATTACAAGGACGCATTGCAGGGGCCCAGCCAGTAGAGGAATGGAAATATATAGATGGTGATATTCCCTTTGCAGTCAGAGGAAACGCGCCGCAACCTCAATATAATTTTATTCGCATTAATCATTCAGATGCTTATCAGTATGAATTTAGATTTATGCCATATCCGGGCAACTTAATTCAAAGGAAATTGAAAGATAATGCTATTACTAAAATCAGACTATTTCAAAAAGAATCACTCAGTAAAATTGAAAATACAAGTGATATTTTTGATGTTTATTACTCAGGCAATTTATTTGTACTAACCGGTAACGGAGCTAGTAACCCTGAATGGTATTTAGGGGAACTACCAGAAATGAATAGTGAGAATTCGGGTGTATTAGCTTTAAATGTGTATGACAACAATAACGGAGTACCGGTCTCTAAAGGTTGGCAACTGGTAGAAGAAAGACCTTGGAAAACATATAACTTCGATGAAGATTTTGAACCAGTAAACGGAGTTAAATTCAGGAAGTGGGGTGATGATCCAAATAGAGTTACTTTTTATTGGGGTAGGGAAAGAGTAGGAAGTATAACGAAAGAAATTCCTCGAACTATAGATAGAGAGGAATGGGCTATTGAAAAAGACGGTTATCAATATCGAATAGGAAGTATTAATTATGAGGAGGACTATGATTGGATTCAGGAGACTGCCTCAATCAAAAAGTTTGAGTGGGAAAGTTCAGATGCAAGTACTGAACATGAAGTCACTCCTACCACCGTTACGGGAGTAGGAACCGGTTGTAAATTTAAAGTCAGACTTTATCAAAATGTTCCTTATACGGTCACATGGGAAATATCAGAAATAGGAGAAAATTATAGGTCAGGCGATAAAGTCAAATTTACTGTTCCTACTAAGTCTCACGAAATAGAAGTCGTTGTCATAACAGATAGCGGTGCTTTAGTAACTGATGATCCTTGGCCTGTTGGTAGAAACTTAAATCCTTACGATGCTATTTCTGATTTTGTTCTATATGACGCGGAACAATCTAGTCATCTAAATCAACCGGAGCACGAAATAGTATATGTAAATGAAATGAATAAAAGTGCTGATATTAATTATACGGGTCTTGCTTATGCAGGGTTACGTATAAACAGTTCAAAAGAGTGGACATCTTTCTCTCAGTTTTCAGCGTATCTGATGAGAGGAATAAAAATGGAGCGTTTAACAAATGGAGTAAATGAAGCAACCAACCTGTTTCCTGAAATTGCTTATGCGTTACTAACTGATCCAGAGATAGGTGCGGGTGATTTGATTGGTCCTCAAGCTGTTGATAAAGAGCGAATGACTATCGCGGCTAAGTTCTGTGAAGCTAACGGGTTTTATTGGGATGGAGTTATTACGGAAGGGCAAAACCTAAGAGAATTTATCTTTGAAATGGCTGGTTATTGCTTCTTAGATTTCACAATTCTAGGAGGTAAGTTTTCGCTCATGCCTGCTGTTCCTTATGACAGTAATTTTGTTATCAATAAAGCAGCTAGTTTCAGCGATCCCGACGGTACCAGTAACTTAAAAATAAAAGCATTATTTACTGACGGTAATATAAAGAATCTGAAAGTAAGTTTCCTTAGCGCAGAAGAAAGACAAATTTTCCAAGCTCGGGCTTTATATAGACGTGAAACAGCGAATGGTTTTCCAGAAAGAAAAGTGCTCGATTTACGTTTAGCTAATGCTCAACATAATACTGATTACATGGGAGGGAGTGAAAAAGATCCAAAAGAAACTTTTGATTTAACTGATTTTTGTACTTCTGAAACTCACGCAGAGACATTCTTGAAGTATGCGCTTCGTGTTCGGCAACTTATAGATCATGGAGTTACTTTCGAGACAACGCCACAAGCTGCGATGTTCTTAGCTCCCGGTGAATATTTCAGACTTTACTCAGAGAGCACACATACTTCTAGATTTGAGAATGGTTCAATTAGTTCCGATGGAACGGTTCAATCAATTGGAGAAGACACTTTAACTGACGCAGAAATTTATTATTGGAGACCGGGCGTTGATCCCGTTACAGATAAAGTTATGGATGAAGTAGCCGAAGCTAAATTAACTGTCGTAGATGGCAAGACGACAGATGCAAACCTGTTTAACAGTGTATTTACAGTAAAGAAAACAAATAAGTCAGACCGGGTGTATAAAGTTGAGTCACTCAGTTACGGCGAAGAGGGATTAATTGAGATTGCAGGTAGTCACGTACCTTTAACTGAGTCAGGTTCACTAGCTATTCTGGAATGGCCTGCTGCTGACTTTACGTAATGACTGATTACGCTTTCCCTCAAACTATTGCTCCTAGCAGTCGATCTTTTACCGCTGGTGAATATCCTCAGACTGTTTTTGAAGCTCAAAATGGTGCTAAGAGTATTATTCGCTATGGAAATAAGGCTGTTAATGCAACATTGACTCTAGGTTTTACCAATGTAAATGATTCGTTTGTTTCAGATGTTCTATATAACTACAAAGCAGTCAATAGCAATTGGAACTACGTGACTTTTGGTAAAGACAATGGTTTGCAAGGAATAGAACAATTGCAATTGAGAGATTTGATAAGTAGTGGGACTAGCAGTGGTTTGAAGTGGAGATATGATGGACCTCCAAAAGTAACCAGTGTCCAACCCGGAATCAATAATGTTTCTTGTAAATTTGTAGCTTGCTACGATGGGGACTAGAATAGAAAGCAACCAAGTTAAGTTGCGCTCGAATGGCTAATTTTTATTCAGGACAAGACGGACAATTATTTGTAGATGGTAGTGGCACTCCTGTTGCAAAAGTAAGATCTTGGTCATTCACTGCAAGTCAAGCTGTTTTAGAAACAGTGTCTTTAGAGGATACAGATCGAACAATAATTCCCGGTATCCGAAGTATTACAGGTAGTTGCTCGATTTATTACTACTCTGAACTTGGCGAGGATACAGGTGCGGGGGGAGTATCAACACTTCTACAGAAATTTGTTAAGCCATCTGGGGGATCGACAGCGGGTACAGCTAAAACAACGAAAGCTTCTAACGTAAGATTTAAGCTTTTAATAGATGACGGATCTACGGCTAAAAGGTTTATTGATTTTTACGCATACATAACCAGTCTTTCGATGACTAATGCAGTAGGTCAAGTATTAGCTGCGGATATTAGTTTTGAGGTAGATGGCGCACCACTAGGAACAACAGCAAATGTAGTCTTCTAATCTGTGGCAATTTATTTTGGATCAAATGGTCTCGTTGAATTAAAGCGAGATACAACAAGTCAGGGGTTAGTTACTTTACTAGACCCCTCAGATGTCAATGTCACGAAAAAGCGTTTTTCTGTTGATTTTCAATCCAATTCACTAATTACAGGAGATCAGGTCGAGATTGAAACTGTTGATGGGTCAACCCTTGAATTAGTGTCAGGACATTCTTTTCCTGACGTTAAGAAGTTTATTAATGTCGATGAAGTTGGCGGGATTCGCCTTTACAACAATTTTGAAAATGCTCTTAGTGGGGGGCTGGCAAATGCTACTACTTTGGTTGAGCCGTCCTCTTCTAAAGAGGTTCGTATCACAACCCATAATGATCGGTATCGCTGTGTCGCCAATATTAAAGAGTATGAAATAACAACGACGAGAGACTCAGTAGATCTCACCAATTTAGGTGAGGAGTTTAAATCGCAATTTGATCGAGGTTTAATTTCTGGTCAAGGTACTATGACATGCTTATGGCAACACCAGTATTTGATTTGTGACCCTCATTACACAACAAACGCTCCAGAGTTTCCTTCTTATCTAGCTCAATTAATCTTAAGAATGGAGCAAGGTGCTGATTTTGCGGCTGAATTTTATATCTATTACAGCGGAACCACAAGTGTAGCTAGTGTTTGGTACGAAGCTGAATGTTTAGTTTCTAATGTTGTTGTCTCAGTTCCCACAGAAGGGCTTATTTCTACAAAAATAGACTTTGTTACAACCGGTCCTTTTCACTTGAGAAGTGGTACTCCTGTCTTCAACTTATTACAGGAAGATGGTGCATTACTACTCGAAGAAGACGGAGATAAGATCACTATTGAAGATACAGACTAGAATTACTCTATAGTGACCTTACCAAGTTAAGTAGAAAGCCATGCCAGATTTAGGTATTAGTCAATTACCAGCCCTGTCTGGAGCAGGTTTACAAGCTGTTGATGTATTTGCAGTCGCAGATTTGAGCGCGAGTGAGACCAAGAAAGTAACGTCAAAAGACTTAGTTCAAAGGGGAGTTGCTTTAATTGATGCGGCTTCTATACCGGCGGCTGCTCTTAGTTACCCCTTAACGGCTAATTCGATTGTCACCGCCTCGGTTCTAGATGCAAATATAACTAATGCAAAGTTAGCTAATTCCAGTATCAGTCTGGGCGGCTTAAATTTGGTTTTAGGCTCAACAGATGCAACCCCAGCTCTGGATCTGACAGATGCAATTAATTATCCCACGTCGTCTTTAAGCGGAACGATTACTAATGCTCAATTAGCAGGGAGTATTGAAGGTAGTAAATTATCAGATACGACGATTGCCTATGCCAAGTTAAATCTATCAAATGGGGATATACCGGGAGCAAAAATTACAGCGTCAAGTTTAACTTCAGCGCAGCTAGGGACTGATTCTGTAACAGCTACACAGATAGCCGAAAACGCAGTGGGGGCAAGCGAAATCGGAAGTGCAGTTATTACAAATAGTCACATCGCAAGTAATACAATCCAAGCAGGAAATATTGCTCCAAACGCGATTGGAAGTTCAGAATTAGCAGACGCTTCTGTAGATACTGCATCTATTCAAGACTCTGCGATTACAACAGCTAAAATTAATAATGCTGCGGTCACTAATGATAAATTAGCGGGAAGTATTGCAGGCACTAAGTTATTAGATGCGACTATAACTTCGACTCAGTTAGGTACAAATAGCGTCACAAGTACTGAGTTGGCTGACAATGCCGTGGATACGGCAGCTATCGCTAGTTCAGCCGTAACAGATGTCAAAATTGCTAGTGGTATAGACGGATCTAAGATAACGGATGGTACTATTTTACCGGTTAAATTAAACGCAAGTAATATAGACCGGTCGCTGAATGTAGATGGTACAAGTGGCAACTTGGGTATTAATAATGCAGTTAGTGGAGGTGCTTCCGCACGTAATGGAATTACTTATAACAACCAAGGATTAATAACCGCTACAGCAGCACTTGTACCGAGTGATCTCCCTGAAGCCGAAGTTAGTAATATTGGTGCCGTTTCTGTTCCCTCTGCCGGTGGTTTATCTGTTACGGCTTTAGGTGCAATATCAATAACAAACTCAGTTACAGCAGCTTCTATTTCAGGAATTACTTATAACGCTTTCGGGCAAATCACATCTACTCAAGCCTTAGTCGGTACAGATTTACCAGTAGCGACAGTTAGTGTAATCGGAGCAGTCAAAGTTCCTACAACATCCTCTCCTTTAGCTGTAGATGGGAATGGAGTTTTAACTATCGCAGATAGTGGAGTTGCTAGTGGTACTTATGGAAAGGTTACAGTTTCTACTCAGGGAATTGTTACGTCTGGAGCAGATTTAGTTGCGAGTGATATTCCATCACTGGCCGCATCAAAAGTTACTAGCGGTACATTTGGAACATCCTTCATCGCTGATGACGCGGTGACGATGGACAAGCTTGGCAGTAATGCGATCTCGTTTATTCAGGAAGCTCAACCATCAATCACTAATCTACCTACCGGTGTTTATTGGTTACAAGAATCAACTGGACAACTGAGGATATTTAACGGAAACTCTTGGTTCTCTGTTGGTTTTGGACGATTAGCAGAAGAGAACTTGAGATTCTGCGGCACCTTTAATGCCAGTAATGGTTTAATCGTTACCCTGACTACCTTTGGAACGAGTGCAGGATTTAGTGCAGGAAATGCAATTCCAGCAGGTACAGCAGCAATTACTGGATGTTATTTCGTTTGTGTTGTAGCGGGAAACGGGACGAGTGTTGTTCCTTCGACGAGTTTCGACGCTGGTGATTGGGCCTTATGTATGGGTCTTAATGACTGGGATCGAATTGATACATTGAGTGGACCCGGTTCTGTTTCTGCTTTAGATGATTTATCTGATGTAAGTATTGACACTCCGACTGCTGGACAATTCTTTGAATACGCATCTGACGGACAATGGAAAAACGTATCTGAGATAGCTGGCGGTACTTATTAATTTAACTCAACTGAGTTAAGTAGGCTAAACTTGAGGCACCTATGGATATAGGCGACCACCGCTTGTATAAGCACTAGACCTCATGGCTATTAAGATCACGCTGAAAAACAGCGTCGTACAGGATTCTGTTCCAACTACAACTCATTTAGCTGCTGTTGGTGAACTAGCACTAAACGCAAATATCAATAGCCTTGGTATCTACATGCGGGCTAGTGATAATACCATCGTTAAGATGGCTGGCCCCGGAAGTTTGACAACTCCGGCAGCTTCTACAACAGTCGCCGGAATCAGTGAATACGCAACAAATACTGAGACAACAACCGGTACAGCAACAGATCGAACTGTTACTCCGGCTGGTTTAGCAGCGGTTACTTCGGCTGAACGCTCCACTTCAAACAGTACTTATTTAGCTCTTGCAGGAGGGACTCTTACTAACCCTCTTGTTTTGCCAAATGCTTCAGGTGCTACACCAGCTTTGACGGGAGCTGATACTGATTCAGGTGTTTACTTTGCTACTAATAGTGTCTCTCTGGCTGCTGGAGGAACAACAAGGTTAACTGCTGATACTGGAGTCAGTGTTGCTGGAAATTTAGGTGTAACGGGTAATATTACTAACAGTGCGGGACAAATAACTTGTGGGGTTGTTGGAACTTCAGGAATACAGATAATTAACGATGGAACATTTGGAACGTTACATAGTGCTGATTTAGTATTTCGTACAGTTTCGACAGAAAGAGCTAGGCTTGATACTTCAGGTCGGTTGCTTGTTGGTACGTCTAGCTCAAGAGATACTGGAGGATCAACAGGTTCGATTCAAGTAGAAGGAACTTCTTATAGTACTTCAAGTTTTTCTTTAACTAGAAATTCTAACGATAGTGGTAATGCCTTTTTTGTACTAGGAAAGGCAAGAGGAGCAACTGTAGGTTCTAATACAATTGTTCTAGACGACGATAATTTAGGGGCAATCAGGTTTGCAGGTTCAGATGGAACAGACTTAAATAGTATTGCGGCTCAGATACAAGCTCAAGTAGACGGCACTCCGGGTGCTAATGATATGCCGGGTCGGTTGGTATTTGGTACGACAGCAGATGGATCATCTTCACCGACAACACGACTAACAATTGATAGTGCAGGTAAGGCTACTTTTACTGTTGATGCAAGTATAAATTCAATCAGTATTGGTAAAGGTGCAAACTCTGTTGCAGGTAACACTGTTCTTGGAGAAAGTGCTTTAGATGCTGCTGTTACTGGTGCTAATAATACTGCTCTTGGATATCAGGCTTTAACTACAAACACATCAGGAGCTTATAACACTGCTGTCGGTAGTGCAGCCTTAGATGCTAATACCACAGCATCTCAAAACGTAGCTATAGGACATTATGCGTTGTCAACTAACACAACTGGACCACAGAATACAGCTATTGGTACTTATGCGTTATCTTTAAACACAACAGGAAGCAATAATACTTCTGTAGGTCAAAACTCATTAGGTGCAAATACTACAGGAGATGCTAATACTGCTGTTGGTAGAGAAGCTCTTCAACTAAACACAACAGGATCTTATAACGTCGCTGTTGGTAGAGGTTCCTTGGATGCTAATACAACTGGTTCTGAACAGATTGCGATTGGTAATTATTCATTATCAGCAAGTACAACGGCTGATAATAACGTTGGTGTAGGTAGTTATTCATTATATACAAACACTACTGGATACAATAATATTGCTGTTGGTTATGCAGCACTAGAATTAAATACAACTGGTTATGACAATGTTGCCGTAGGTAAAGATGCTTTAGAAGCTAATACAACAGGAAGAATGTGTGTTGCAATTGGTCGTGATGCCTTAACTTCAAACACAACAGGAGAATTTAATACAGCAGTAGGTAGAGAAGCATTAACGGCAAATACGACTGCAAGTAGTAATACTGCTATTGGTCTTAATACTTTAGCAGCAAATACAACTGGAGATGAGAATATTGCTGTTGGTAGAAATGCACTGGTTAATAACACAACAGGTACAGGTCACGTAGCCATTGGTGTTTATGCTTCAGATGCAATCACAACTAATAATTACACAACAGCAGTAGGGTTTAATGCAATGACTGCAAACACCTCAAGTAGTGGTGTAGCAGTTGGAGCTTATGCAATGACTGCTAATACTTCTGGTGATTACAACACAGCAGTTGGATATTCAGCGTTAGAACTTAATACAACAGGAGACAATCTAACGGCTGTAGGATTTAAAGCTTTAGAAGCAAACACAACAGGATATTCAAATGTAGCTGTAGGTTTAGATAGTTTAAAGGGAAATACAACAGGTTATTATAACGTAGCTGTTGGTGCTAGTTGCTTAGATGCCAATACTACGGGAATTGAGAATACTAGCGTAGGTTTTAACTCGTTAGGCGACAATACAACAGGTGATAACAATACTGCGGTAGGTAAAAATGCTTTAATGGATAATACTACAGCAGATAATAACACTGCTGTTGGATATGACGCATTAAAATTAAACACAACAGGCGGTAGTAATAGTGCTTTTGGTACGTTAGCCCTCGACGCAAATACTACTGGAAATCAAAATACTGGAATAGGTAGACATTCCTGTGGAGGCAATACAACTGGTGATGGTAATACTGGTCTAGGTCATGGTTCGTTAGCTGTTTCCACTACAGCAGATTATAATACTGCCGTTGGTTGGCACTCTTTAGTCGCTAACACTACCGGTTCTCAAAGTGTAGCTGTTGGTTCTGAAGCTTTAGAAGCAAATACAACAGGTAATTACAATACTGCCATAGGTAAAGGTTCTCTTCACGCTAATACTACAGGTAGTTTGCTTGTAGCTGTTGGTATAAATTGTTTAGCTAGTAACACAACAGCTTTATACAATGTCGGTGTTGGTCACAGTGCTTTAAATGCTAATACAACAGGTGCTAAGAACGTAGCTGTTGGTTCGCAAGCATTACTTACTAATACAACAGCTAGTCATAATACTGCTGTCGGTTATACCGCCTTAAATTCAAATACAACGGGAGGGCAAAATACAGCAGTTGGACTTGGTTCTTTATTTAATAACACTACTGGTACTTATAACTTAGGTATTGGTTATGTTGCTTTAGGACAAAATACTACGGGAGCTTGGAATACTGCTGTTGGTGGTGACGCATTATATGCAAATACAACAGGTGATTATAACGTAGCAATTGGTGGTAATTCCTTGACTGTAAATACAACTGGAGATACTAATACTGCTGTTGGTTATGAAGCACTAGGAAAGAATACTACTGCCTCTAACAATACTGCTGTTGGATTCCAAGCACTAGAAGACAACACAACAGGAAACCAAAATACTGCTGTAGGTCATACTGCTCTACATACAAATACAACTGGAAGCCACGGTGTTGCAATTGGTTATCAAGCTTTATATGACAATACAACTGGGGCTTATTGCACTGCTGTTGGTTATCAATGTTTAGAAAATAATACAACTGCTACTGGAAGCGTTGGCCTTGGTTTTAGAGCTGGTCAATTAGTTACAACTGGTAGTTATAACACTGTTATTGGTTATGGAGCTGGTGATGTAATTACAACTGGTAGTGGTAATACTTGTATTGGTGATGACGCTGGAGGAAATATAACTACTGGAAGTAACAACCTTGTTTTAGGTAGAAATGCATCTACTGCTGCTGTTAATTCTCTCAATACTGTAACTTTAGGAAGTTCTGATATAGGAACTTTGCGTTGCCAAGTTCAAACAATTAGTGCTTTATCTGATGAAAGAGATAAAACAGATATTATTGATTTAAAAGATGGATTAGATGTAATTGATTCACTTAGACCTAGAAAGTTCACTTGGTCTATGCGTGAACCTAGTGCTAATGACGGTAAAACAGAAACTGGTTTTATAGCACAAGAACTGGATGCAGCTTTAGGTACTAAAAATGATTACATTCATATTGTAGATAAAACAAATCCAGACAAATTAGAAGCTGCTTATGGAAGATTAATTCCTATCCTTGTAAACGCAGTTAAAGAACTATCAGCAAAAGTCACTGCCCTCGAAGCAGGGTAGAATTTAACTATTCACTTTTATTTTCATGGAAGAAAAAACAGCCGATGAAGTAGCAGCAATTTTTTCTGCTGCTGGAGATAGCGTTACTGTTATCGACACTGCTAAAACATCAGATGAAACTGACACTGAATTTAAAGACAAGATTCAAAGGAACGTAGATCACCTTGAAGTAATCAAGGCTTATAAAAAGACAGATGGAACAACTTCTATCTGGGGTTCTGAAAGCTTTACTGCTATCGATGCGGCTATCACCAAAGGCAAAGGTCTTGTTTAAAACTAAACTTTAATTATTGAGATTATTCTTATGTCACTTATCGAACGCAGAGACGAACGTAAAGCAGAAGCAGAAGCTTTAGCTAATAAGTTCAACGCTGAAACTGAAGAAATCAACAAGTTAAAGCAACAAGTTCAACAAAGGGAAAATGACAATGCACAAGTGTATGCTGATTTTCAGCTAAAAAATGCACAGTATGCAGAGTTAGAGGGAATGGTTAAAGAGCAAGCAACAGAAGCCTGCCCTGTTGAAGCTCCTTCAGAAGACTAGACTCTACTTAACTTGGTTACTTTAAAATGGCAACTACGGAATGGGGTCTAGCTAATACAGACTATGACCTCAGTGATGGGTTTGTTCATACAGCCCATTGGACCTGTGTAAGAACAGATGGAAGTTACTCAGCTTCTAGTTATGGCAGTATTTCTTTAGCTAGACCTGAAAGCTTAACCGCAAGAACGGATCTTACAACGGCTGAAATTATTACCAGTGTGAAGGAAGGTCTTGGGTCTGATCAGGTAATAGCTATTGAAGACTCATTGCAACTTCAAATTTCAGAAGAGAAAACCCCTACTCAAGGGTCTTTTGTTCCCTCAACTTAGTTAAGTCATGGTTCGTAAAATCCTTGATGCTGCTGCTTGTGTTGCGCTAATTCTTAGTGCTTTACTAGCTGGTGGTTCTTTCCTTTTATACCGGTATGTTTCTTCTCCTCAGTTTGAAGAGCAGGTGAAAGAGAAAATTATGGGGCAAGTATCAAATGTTGTACCCAAATCAATTGAGAAAAGTCTTCCTACTACAACAGGTATAGGGCTACCTTTTAATTAAGTAGTGCCAGAGATCAAGATACCTGAGATTAAAATTCCGACAATTGATATACCTGAGTCGCCTTTCTTTACTGGTTATTCGTTAACAGGTCTTGTTCCGGGTTGTCACCTATATCACCGAGATTTAGAAATTTCACGTAATCCCTCTTTACTTTGGGCAGATAAAAACGGGGTATCGAATGTATGTCCAGAGGGTCAGGTTCCTTCGTATGAACCCATGCGATATGACCCTAATCGATTGGTTTATACAGAACCTACCAGTACTAAAACAAGTCAAAAACCAACTCAACGAAAACAGATACCTAAGTCATTACCTAGAAAGAAAGATGAAGAGGAAACTGATAAACCTTGCCCAGATCCAAATGCCTCTCTTCGTGTTGGAAGCTTTGCTAATGAGAAGAGGCTAGAGCGTGTCGTTAAGTTTGAAGTTGTAGATGGTGACTGTTTACCAGTTTGGGAGAAAGTTACGTATGCAGAAACTTACTTTCCCTCGCCGGGTCAAGCTATGTCTACAACAGCGACTGCACTTT